ATAAATTCGTCTCCTGGTTTACGAGGAGCTAAAGGGTTTGAAAAGTTTAGATTAATAGTTTCTGAAGGATACTATAGAGAAGGTCCTGGAGAAAATTTAGATGTAACAGACGGGATAAATTATTTAAAAACTAATGGAAGAGCTGTGGTGTATGAGCTCATCGGAGAAGATGGAGAGATTGCTTTCGATAAAACATTTGACTTAGCAGTTTATCTTAAAAACAACATTAATTATGATAAGATAATATTAAACTATGATAGTTACAATCCAAACGGAAAGTTACACGTTGATATTGTTTTAATAATGCCAGAAATAATAGCACCTTGGAATGTTACATACAATCAAATCATAGAAACAAGATTTAATAATGCTGTTCAGGCTACAGGTGAATTTTTAGAAATTGGTCAAGAAGAATCTACAACTCCTGCACCACAACCTTTAGATGAAGATAAAGTTTATGCTGTCTATGGAACTAGTAACTTTGGAACTACATCGGGCCAAAAAGGTTATTTCTATCCTCTATACTTAGATAGTGGCAAAGTTGGAGAAGCTTTTCATAAACATACATTTACTGAATATCCTGAAATAGAATTTTGGATGCCGTTATCAAATCAAAATCACGCAAAATCTTCATATAACGCAAATCTATATACATTATATCCTTCTAATGAAATTAATACATCTTCAACTAGTGGCACAACTTCCTCAGCATCCTCTGCCGGAGTGGGAAATTATTGATGATTTTATGTATAAATAGAACATATATTTAAGGAAATAATATGCCTACAAGAGTCTTTTCAGCTGAAGATGGAAATCTTAATAAAAAAACGATAGTTGTATCGCGCACACAAATTGATCAGGACATTGATTTAACATTTACTCCTAAGTTTATAGGTTTAGACTCTGATGGATTAAACTTGCCGGCAGATATTTTCAAAAAAACAAATGCTGCAGCCGTGAAACAAGCAGTAAGGAATTTATTATTAACTAATTTTACTGAAAGACCTTTTATGCATAGGTTTGGCGGTAATCTTTCTTCTATGTTATTTAGATTGAGTACTGAAATTGATGATGCAAACTTAGAAGGCGATATTGCTCGAGCTATAGAACTATTCGAACCTAGAGCTCAAGTAGTAAATGTAACAAGTGTAGTAAGTCCGGATAGGCACGAAGTACGAGTGAAAGTAAATTTTTTAGTAGTAGCTACTTTACAACAAGAATCAGTAGAATTAAATTTAACAAGGTTAAGATAAATGGCAACAACAATAACATCAACAGATCTCGATTTTGATACCATCAAAACAACACTTAAAGATTATTTAAAAAGACAAAATGAATTTGCTGACTATGATTTTGAAGCTTCTGGTTTAAGTAATATACTAGATGTATTGGCTTATAATACACACTTTAATGGGTTGATAACTAACTTTGCTCTTAATGAAAGTTTTTTAAATACTGCACAATTAAGAAGTTCAATCATATCGCATGCAGAAGCTTTAGGTTATGTACCTAGATCTTATGCATCATCTTTAGCAAAACTTGCTGTGAGTATCACTATAACTGATGCTACTAGACCGAGCTTGATTAGCTTACCGAGAAATACACAATTTACTACATCTATAGATAATGTTAGTTATACTTTTCAAACTAGAGAAACATATACTGCAACACCAGATGCATCTGGTACTTATGTGTTTAAAACATCAGAAGGATCTGCTGATATTCCAGTTTATGAAGGAACTGAAAAAACAAAGACATTCTTTGTAGGTGATGTTTCTGATTCACAAATTTACGTTATACCAGATTTAACGATGGACACCTCAACAATAAGAGTAAGAGTATTCGATGATGCGGGTGGATCCACATTCGACACTTATACTAATATTAAATCTGCAACGCGAATAACGGCTGCTTCTACATTTTATCAAATCAAAGAAGTTCCTAATGGTTATTATGAAATTATATTTGGAGATGGTATAACTACAGGTAAAGTGCCTCAGGCTGGTAATAAAATAATTGTAGATTACTTATCCACCAAAGGGCCTGAAGCTAATGGTGCAAGTATATTTTCAACTACTGCACAAGTTAATGGGGTTAATGTTATAAACACAACAAGTTCCGCTTCAGCTGGTGGATCTTATAGAGAAGGCATAGAATCTATAAGACAAAACGCTCCTTTATATTTTACATCTCAAAGAAGAATGGTTACAGCCGAGGATTATAAGGCACAAATACTAACTAATTTTGGTTCATATGTTGATGATGTTGCGTCTTGGGGTGGTGCAGATAACGAACCACCTGTTTATGGAAGAGTTTATGTTTCATTAAAATTTAAATCGGATGTTGATGATGCAACTCAGTTAGATGTTAAATCGAGAATCATAAGCGAATTGACAAACAATTTCGCAGTTGCTAGTATCAACACGGTATTCATAGATCCTCAAACTACATATCTAGAGTTATCCACTACATTTAATTTTGATCCTGACTTAACAAGTTCAACACCAGGAGCAATTGAAAATTTAATACAAACAAACATCAATACATATTTTGCAAATAATTTACAAAAATTTGGAAGTGTATTTAGAAGATCAAACTTACTAACTGTCATAGATGATATCAATCAAGCTATTTTAAATACAAGAATGGCTGTCAAAGTCCAGCAAAGATTAACACCATCTGTAGGTATATCTAAAAATTATAATGTCAATTTCCCAGTGTCTTTAGCTGCAACTGATGACTTGTTTAAAATTATAACATCTTCAAGATTTACATTTAACTCAAAAGAATGTACTATTGAAAATAGATTAAATTCTAACACATTACAAATTGTAAATACTGGAGGTACAATAGAAGTTGATAATATAGGTTCGTACGATGCTAATTTGGGAAAAATTACTTTAGTCGGCTTTGCTCCAACAGACTTTGCAGGAGATCATATTAAGTTTTCAGCTACACCTGCAAATCAAAGCACAATACGACCATTACGAGCTACTGTTATAGATATAGATCCAGCAGCATCAAAAGCTTCTGCAGTTCTTGATTATCAAGAAACACAAGTTTCATTAGGAAGTAGTAGTTATTAATGCACAATATAAAATATTATCAAAATAGGAGACCGCGCAACTTTTTACATAGAAAAGTTCGTGATGTGTTACCTGAATTTTTTACGCAAGACTACCCGAATCTTGTAACTTTTCTAGAAAAATATTATGATTATTTAGATTCAGACGACGCGAGTTCTTTTAGTAATCAACTAAAACAAATATATCAAACACGAGATACTCAAGAAACGCCAGAAAATCTTTTAAGCAATTTGATATCAGAAATTGCTGCCGGTAATACTGGAGATAAGTTCATTGATCCTAATTTTTATGCTCAAAGAATACATGAACTTCATAGAACTAAAGGTAGTAGGTTTTCAATAGAAGAATTTTTTAGAGCTTTTTTTCATGAAAACGTGGAAATAGAATATCCAAAAAAGGATATTTTTACTGTAGGACACGATTCTGCTGGGCCTTTAAGTAGAATTGGAGCTGAATCAAATAAATTTATTCAGTACAATGCATTATATCAGGTTTTTTCAATATTAGTTAAAAGTCCATTAGCTCAATCTACATGGCTTGAATTATATAAAAAGTTTGTTCATCCTGCAGGTTTTTATATCGCAGGATCTGTTCAAACTGATGTAGAAGCTGTAGGAACATTAATTGCTCCAATATCAGATTCAGCACCCGTAAATCCTGTTATTGCATCATCTGTTTTAAGTGCTCCAATAGCTCCTTTTACTCAGCTCACTGCATTGATAGATTCGGGTCAAGATGGAACTAATGATTATAGAGTGAATATTGATCAACTGGTCAGCACTTACCAGTCTCTTACTGCTACACAGATAAGTAGTTTTTATTCTAGTGTTGAAGAATTACTCACACCTAATTCATTTACATTTGACGATAGTTTTGGAGTAAGCCCAGACTTTTCATTAGATTTAGAAACTATGGATAATGAAATATTCGGAAATTATATAATTGATTCAACTTTTTAGTATAAATAGAACTATTATTTAGGATAAAATATGACAAGACAAAATATTAGTACCGGAACATCAGCTAATGACGGAACCGGTGATACATTACGATCAGCTGGCAACAAAATAAATCAGAACTTCGCTGAACTGTATTCGTTACTTGGTGGTGGAGATAGCAGTAATTTATCTACACAGATAACACTTGAGAATGATGCAATAGTGTTTGAAGGATCCACTTCTGATTTATTTGAAACACGGCTCAAAGCTACTGACGCAACACAAGACAATATAATTACATTACCAGATTCTACAGGTGTTGTTACTCTTGATAATGCTGTACAAACTCTTACTAATAAAACGTTAACTGCACCCACAATAGCTACGATTAAAAATACTGGAACATTAACTTTACCGACATCAACAGACACTATAGTTGGTAGAGCAACAACAGATACTTTATCAAACAAAACAATAATGTCTCCAATACTTAATAATCCAAGAATAGCACCTCAAATAAATGATTCAAGTGGAAATGAATTAATTAAGTTTGTAAAAACTGCAAGTGCAGTAAATGAAATTACTATTACTAATAACTCAAATACTAATCACCCATCGATAGCAGCAACCGGAAATGGTGCCAACACAAATGTTAACTTGTCATTGTCTGGTCAAGGTAAAGGTTCGGTGGCTATAGGCAAAGCTGCATTTTCATCGAGTACTATAACTGCGGACGGTCAAGCTGACTCTAGTTCTTCGCTTATAGTATGTAATAGCGGTACGCCATTAGCAGTTGCACTTGGACCGGGTAACACTGTAGGCGAATTTAAAATCTTTTCAAATAAAGGAGCCGGTTTAGCAACAATAACACCAGCACCTTTTGCAAATGGAAGCACAATAAGACTACCACAAAACACAGCAACGCAGTGTATATGGGACGGAACTAATTGGTTTATGCTAAGTGGAAATGATTCAGCTAATTCAATTATAATATCATAGGAATAGAAAATGTCAGCAATAATAACAGACGTATTTAAAAAACAATTCATGCAAAATATATTTGATGAAGTTGAAAATCTTACTGGTAGATATTATGTTGGAATTGGTAAGAATGATCAATGGAACGCAACTGAAACTGTTCCAACTCCTACAGATACACCTAGAACCATAAGAGAAGCACAAGCCGCTCTACAATCAGTAAAAGCAGTTGCTGGAGTGTCTTATGTCATACCGAGATATAATTGGACATCTGGATCAACATATAGCAGCTATGATGATGACATTACTGCAATACCTTCAAACAGTTACTACGTACTCACTGAAGATAATCAAGTTTATATATGTTTACAACAAAGTAAAGATGCAAACGGAAATGCAAACGTATCAACAGTGCAACCTACTGGAACAAGTAAAAATGCATTTAAAACATCAGATGGTTATACTTGGAAATTTTTATACGCACTAAGTGCAGCAAGATCAAGTGCCTTTTTATCTGCTAACTTTGTACCAGTAGAAAAAATATTAGATTCAGCGGGAGGTCCATCTTTAACGGCGATCGAAATACAACAAGCAACAGTGCAAGATTCAGCAGTTGCGGGCAGAATCTTAAATGTTGTGGTTACAAATCCGGGAACTGGTTATACATCTGCACCGACAGTGACTATAACAGGAAATACAAGAGAAATAGGAGACAGTGCTCAGGCTGTCGCAACAGTAGCTAATGGTTCTATAGCCAAAATTGAAATGCTCAATGAAAGTGCAGGATCTGGTAAAAATTATATAAACGCAACAGTAACACTTACTGGTGGAGGTGGAAGCGGTGGTGTAGCACGAGCAGTTATGGGTCCACAAAATGGAATAGGCGCTGATCCAAGAGATGAATTGAAAGCAACATCTTTAATGTTTAATGCTAAACCTAACGGTATTGAAGGAGGCGACTTCTTAGCTGGAACTGGTGTAGATTTTAGACAAGTGCTGTTAATAAAAAATCCAAAGACAGATTCAGCAAGTGGTACTACATTATCGGCAACAACTGGAAAAGCTTTAAAGTTTTTAAAAACAGACCTAGCGTTTGCAGGTAATTTAGCGGTTGATGAATTAATAACAAGTAATACAGTACCTGCTGCAAAAGCATATGTAAATCAAGTTTCAGATAGTGATGTATTTTATCATCAAACAGATAGCACTGGCTATACACCTTTTGGTATAGGCAACACATTAACAGATGAACAAGGTAATACCGGAACTATCAATCATGTTTCAGCAATTGATAGTGCTGGTCTCATAAATACATCAGGTGATGTATTATACATAGAAAATAGAGCACCAGTTATCAGGGATGCATCACAAACCGAAGACATCAAAGTAGTAGTTACACTTTAGTAGGATAATAATATGGCGACAACGTTTACAGAAACCACCTTATCAACAACTTATAAAGATGATTTTCGCGATAGCGATAACTATCACAGAATATTATTCAATACGGGTGTAGGATTACAAGCAAGAGAATTAACACAACTTCAAACAATATTACAAAAACAAATCGAAAGATTTGGTAATAACGTTTTTAAAGAAGGTGCAGTTGTAAAACCGGGTGGAGTAAATATAAATCCTGCATACGAATTTATAAAACTCGATGAAACTGATCCTTCACACACATTACCAGACGTTGCAACTCTTGTAGGAAAAACTGTAACGGGTCAAGACTCAGGCATTATCGCAACTATACTCGAAGCTGTTGCTGCGAGTGGAGGTGATCCTGCTACTCTTTATGTAAAATACACAAATACGAGTGCAGCTCAAGGAGCTTCTGATGTTACAACTCAAAGAATGCGTTCTGATGAAGTCATGGACGTTTCAGATGGCACTGATTTGAAAGTAAAATTGTCAACGGTAGCTGATCCGTCAACTGGAACTGGAACTCAAGTTACGGCTTTAGGTGGAATATATTATGTGAGAGGTAATTTTGTATTAACTCAAGATCAATCTAAAATAATATCGAAATACACAGATACACCCACAACAGATGTAGGATTTAAAGTAGTTGAAGATGTTGTAACGGCAAGTGACGATAACGCTTTATATGACAATCAAGGGGCTGTTCCCAACGTATCGGCTCCAGGTGCAGATAGATATAGAATTACTCTCACTATAGCCGAACGCAGC